AAGAATGGTAGCCAGACGAACCTTGTCAGTTAGTGTCTGCTGCGTGTCGGATGCACGAACAACAACTTCAGACAGATTACAGAACTGATACGGACGCAGGATGATTTCACTGCATGGATTGCAGCCAAAATCCTGTTCTGCATCACGGCGTCCATTCTTAGCGGCCTGTTCTTTCGCTGCCTTGCGGTTGAAGATACCACGCTCACCAGACTTGCTCTCGTACAGAGACACCCACTCACGCATGAAGGTACCCATCTCTGGCTTACCTTTGTAGGCAACGCTGTTATTCGCAAGCGCACGTTGCCCCTCGCCTTCCCACCACTGACCTGACTTAGCGTGGCGCATCTGATCATCGTTCAGATTGGACAAGCTGATGAGTGCGCTACGACGTACACCGCCGACAACAACCACTTCACCAATCTTGCACATCAGGTCATGGCATTCGATAGGAAACAACCTACGACCTGATGCTTTCTTGAACATCTCCACAGTGAACTGAAAGAGTTCCTCAAGAGGGGCTGGACCACTCGCACGACCACCAAAGGTCTTGAGACGTGCGCCAGCAGGACGAACCTCTGACGTGTCCCACTGTGGTACTTGTCCCGCATAGAGGAGCGAGATAAGTTCACGTAGCGATTTGGCCCAGCCCGGACGTGAGTCGCCAACTTTGATGACAGTATCCGTGTCATGCATGTCTTCGTTGACGACTGGTAGCTTCTCCGTGTGGTGACGTTCCACAGAGAAGCCTACACCAGTGCCGCACATGAGGATATACATTGTCTCGTCAAAGGCACGAGGACTATCCACTGGTACGTAGGAGCAATTGTATCCGCCGACGTGACATCTGTCAAGCGCGGGACCGGCAGTCATTAATGCTCTCATGCTTGGCATGATGTCTTGGTTTAGCACAGCCTCTTCAAGTTCACCGCGCAGTTCATCCGACAGGACATACTCGTGCTTAGACTCAAGGTGCTTTGCCATGTAATCAAAGTATCGCTCGACTGTCTCACCCCAAGTCTCACGACGTTGTTCGTCCTCTCTCCAACGAGCATACCGGGAGAGGGCTATAAAGTTTTGATAGTCTGTGGGTAGGTAGTTGTGCATTTCGTCACTCCGTTAGTGTTTTAATATGTTTGATTTCGGCACCGTCTACGTCATAGAAATATTCACGTATGCCGTCTTCAATCTCAATGCCGACATCCTCATCGGCGGGTATTGGATACTCGTCTGGATCAATATCAATATTGATATAAACTTTAACTCTCATCGTAGCAGCCTTCAACTTCCTCAATCAGCTTACTAAGATACCATTGCGCTTTATTGAGGTCTTCTGTACCATTCTTGTAGCGATAACGCCACAAGTATTTCATAATATTTCCCTGTAGGTAATGCTCGTAGCCATCACCTGTAGCTGCAGCAATGGCGTCAATACACTCAATGCCAGCCTTGTTGTAGTGAGGCGGAGAGTTTACCATGTCCGCTTTCTTGTTCTGCTTTGAATAGAACTCATCCATAAGTCTCTCCTCTTCTGGTGTAACTGGTTGTAACTCTTTCATCCTCATTCGCATGTACGCCTCATGACGCATCATGCACTCCCCTTTGTACTGCTACCAAAGCTAAGATGCACTACGTTGCCATCTTCTCTTGTGATAATCACATCATCGTCTACCACATCTTCCATGTCGTTGTCAACAACTTCCATCACATAATTATGCACAAGGTCACGAAGTTCGTGATTGGCTTCCATTAGTGGTACGGCTGCACACATCATTTTACAGAAATGCATAAGCTGTGTATAGCCCTCATCATCAAGAGGATTATTAGCTTGAGATATAATAGAGATATCAATCTCTCCAGTCCACTCGCCGTCTATTTCTGTGGGCCGTATTCTAATTACAAAGTCACCTTCATCAATTGATTCCATGTCTTATCTCCTTTTCACTTTGGTTCCACTAAACTTGATAAACTTGGGATGCCTGTTCTTGCCTTTCTCTTTCAGCCAATCTTCAGGAATAATGCGGTCATAGTATTTAAATCCATACTTGATACACCACTCTGCGTAGGTTGACTTGGCACCCTTTCGTAGCTTTCTCCTACTATTCTCGAAAACAAAGCGAATGTCAAGCTGCGGATGTTGCTTCTTAATAGCAAGGTGTTTTCTTCTATCCGCTGCTGTGAACATACCTTTGGTCTCAATGATGATCCCATTGTACAGCACGAAGTCAGGAGTGTATGTGCGGTACGCCAAGTCTTCCCATTCAATCTTAACTTTCTCATAATCGTAGATTACTTTTAGTTCATCAAGATAGAGAGACAGCTTGTGTTCTAGTCCGCTCCTGTACCCATACTTTCGTGCTGCACGAAATTGTTTGTGATTAGGCACTATACTTCTCGCTTCTTTTTAGTTCCATATTTTCTTAGCCTCTTCTTTCATTTGTTTACCCCACATCCAAGAGTCTGTATTTGGATATATAAGAGAAGCTAGTTCGTGCTTATCGTTACTGATTGATAAGAACTTTTGTATAGTGTGTGCAGCTTTCGCTAACTGCTTTTTGTATTCATCTAAGTTAGTAAGTATAAATTTCTTATGATCCTTAGACGAAGCAAAGAACAGTTCTATTTCATTGCTTGGATACGCCATAGAGTACAACGCCATCTGTCTTTTCTGTGCTTCAGTAGGTTCTGATGGCATTCTATTTGTAGTCTTCAAGTCTACCACTCTGTCTTTAAATCTAAAATCTATGTATCCTATTATAGGTATAGATAGATCATCCAATTTAACTTCCACCTTTTCTTGGTAGCTTTCTAGGTTATCATAGTCAAACCATTTGTCAATGATCTCCCCAAAATTAGTTAGACTTTTCATTTCTTTTTGAGCGGGTTTAGTATCCAAAGCAATCGTAGATTCCGCACAGAGGGTCATAAACTTTGCTTCCAAAGTAGCGTAATCAAACTCTCCTTCAGTATACTTTTTTTCTAGTGCAAACTCTAGTGCGTTACCTCTTACTGCCGCTGCGCCACTAGATGATCTCACCTTGAATAGATATCGCATGACCCACATAGGTGGGTCATTGATATATGTGTTTATGCTACTTGGAGACAGCCAGTGTATACCATGTGCATTGAATGGATCATTGCTTAACATTTAAGCAACCACTTCATCATCAATGTCAATCATGTCAGCTAGACCATCAGTGATAGCTACATCGTCTTCATCGTTATGCGAGGATGCTTTCTCCGCATAGGTATTAATGATGTACTCGTTGTAGTTTTCCACCCACGCCATGAAGTCAGTAAACAGTGCTTGATCAGACTGCTCAATGTCCACGATGTTAGTCAGGTTGACAGTGGTTACAGGCAAGAAGAAGCTGTTGCCATTGGGCAGCTTACGCTCTTCTGTGGCTGCATCTACTACGTGTTGGATAGGCAGACGCTTCTGCTTTGCAAAGGTAGTGAACACATCACCCCAACCTTTGAAGGCATCACGATTGTCTACTTCCCAGATGAATGGCGTAGCATCGACTTCCACAGCGTTGCCTTGGTCATCTGTTGGATTAACCAATTCAACTGTGCCAAAGATTACACGCACTCTCTTAATCTGTTTGATCAGTTCTTGCGTCTTCTCAGGCAGAGACTTGAAGTCTTGGATGTAGCCAGCGGGTTTACCGCAGTTGAATCCACCATCGTTATCTTTCAAGTCAATGTTCAAGTTGTCAGCCATGACAGTCTTGACGTAGCGATTAGGCGTGTTGCCTGACGCCATGATGAAACGCTTGTACATGAAGCGTTGCATGTATGGACGTATACGTGCAGCCGAAGCATAGTAAGTAGGACCGTCTGGAATCTCCAGTTTGTACTGTCCACCTTCGACAACTTCAACATTCACCTTCTTGCCTTTCACTTCAGCAAGCCCCATGATTGGGGTATGATGAATACGAAGACGAGCAAGTGTGCTAGACTTCTTGCTACTGCTGCTTGTACCTTCATTAGCTATACCCATAGCCTTTGCCATAGCGGCGTAGTTATTGGTATCAATAGTGGTGATCTGATTCATGTATTTATTCTCCTTCTTTCGATTTGAATGCATAGTTATATCATGACACATCTTTTGTGTCAAGCCAATTCGGTCCCATTTTTGCTTCAAGTAGAAGAGGCACGTTAAAAGTGATGCCCCATCTACCTGCAATCAAAGCCGGTAACTCCTCGTTTGTTTTTTGGATTGCTTGCATTACAAGCCTTTCCTCATGTGGGTGTACGTCGATAACAATACTATCGTGTACAGTGTTGACAATACATGACTTGGCATAAGCCAGTTGATTGTCGATGAACAATAGTGCAATCGGTACTATGTCTGCTGTTGCAAATGACTGCACTGGATAGTTTTTGATTTGTGTGAAATGTGACACTCGTCCACTTGCTTTGCGGACTACATCAGGAAAGGCAAACTGCCTACCAGATGGGGTAGTAATGCACCCAGTGTTTATAGCTTCTTTAGCCAATCGGGAGTGCCATACCCCAATTCCTTTGTATTTCTCCGTGAAGTGTGTGTAATACTCTGCTTCCGCTGAAGTTCTCCCAAAGCCCGTTGCTCCATAAAGCGGCGCGAACGTATGCGCCTTTGCTTCTTGGCGACTTGTCGGTTGACCAGCATCAGTAATAACCTGACTGGTATACGCATGTACATCAAATCCAGTAGATACTTCATCAATTGCAACTCCATCTTGTGATAGGAAAGCTGCTGCACGAAACTCTAGCTGGGCAAAGTCAGCTTCCATAATCTTGCCACCTTCAAAGCGTGACACAAATACTTTCTTCACAGGAAATGTACCGCCTCGTGGCATGTTTTGCATGTTAGGTTCTGCTCCTGACAGACGACCTGTTGCAGTACGATGCTGTAGCAAACGCACATGCAGCTTACCATCCTGCTTGGTAAACATCTTGATGCCTTCCACAAAGGAAGACAAGTAAGTATCTACTGCGGACAAGCGACGAACTTTTGACAAGAAGTCTACAGCATCTGTCATTCCTTTGACACGTGCTGCTTTCTCCAGTGCTTCAAGGTTTTGCTTGCTCGTGCTGAAGCCATTGGCACTAGCCCACTTGGGACTGGGTGGTATAAACTTCAACCCAGCCACGGCATTGGATGGTGATAGAGTATAGCCAGCAGCACCACAATCAGTGCAGCGATTAGGTTTCGCAAACGGTTCCCCATTCTTCTTTACCTTTCGTATATATCCTGTGCCGTTACAAGGCTTACACTGCATTGCTCTAGTCTTAGACAGCTTAGTAGTGTGTGCGCTAACCAGACTGCGGAAGTCTGATGCATTCATGTATGGATCAATCTGCGTTGACCAGAACTGCTTATCATTTACCTTGCGGCTGTAGATCACCCAAGATAATTGCTCTGGACTATTGAGATTGATAGGCGTGTCGCCCATAAGACGGCGCACATGTGCTTGCAGGTCTGTGGTAAGTTCATCCCGCTCCTGCTCAAACTCTATGCGTACCTCGTCCAGTGCCTTGCTGTCCACAGTAAAGCCTCGCTGATAGATACGTGACAGGCAGACAGCTACCTGATTGGTCAGGTCAACAGTACCCATAAGACCGCTGTCCTTTGGTGTGTTCAGACGATACATCAGCTTATCTGCCAGTTGCTGTGTAGCCTCAAGGTCAGCAATCAGATACTCTGTGAGTTCGTCAATTGGAATAGTGCGTGTGCTGTAGCCTCGCTTGAAGTATTCCTTCAAGGTGTCTTGCTTCTTTGTGTCAAGATCATAGCGTTCAGCACACGCTTCCAATGAAAGCGGCTCCTTGATGCCACGTTGCAAGACATACTCAGCAAGCATCGTGTCGAACACAGGCCCGTTATACTTGAACCCACTTTCCCACAGCCACAGCAAGTCGTGTGCTGCGTTGTGACATATAAGCACAGTGGCCTCATCAAGAAACATCTGTACACGCTCACTATAATCATGCCCACTCTCATGCTCTTCATGGTCGAATGGGAACGTGTAACATGCTCCTTGGTCAGTCAGTATACCAACCATCGTCAGACTATTGTTCACCTCAAATGGATCAAGGTGCATCTTGCCGTCACGATGCGTGACTGTATTCTCTACATCAAGTGTCAGTTTCATATCTTATTCCTTTGTCATACTGAAGTATACTTTGCCACCCATATCAATGTGTGGAATGGCTGGGTCAGCATTGTGCTTTCCCGTATACTCAAACCGATATCCTTCACCGCGCTTCTGCTCGACATCTTTGATAAACTCAGCGTTATCTTGTGCGAACATGGCGACTGCAAAAGTTGCGATCAATCCAAGCATTGTATATCACCCCTCGTATCTTGCTGTCAAGTAGTTAAGTTCGCAGTTGACCATACCGTGCCAACCATTCAGCTTGTTCTTGACAATGTTAATGTGTCGCATCGGGCTATCTTCATCCTGCCCCTCTACTGATGCTGCCTTTCCAATCAGGACCATCAGGTCAGCCTCTGCGGCCTTTCCTGTACGTGATCCTTCCATCATGCTCTGGTTCAGTTGTGTCCTGCCTTCTGCCTCTGCGGAAAGCTGTGACATGTAGAACACAGCACAATCGTATGCCTTCGCAATCTGACGTGCATGTATGGCACAGGCTTTTAGTGCTTCGTCCTGTCGGGCAAAGCCACCTTCTGCCTTGAACTTATCACCCATGTCAAGCACGAGAATGTCAGGCCGGTATGTCTTGGCAACAGACTCAACCCAATTCATATCACGCCCAGATGCTTCTTTGATCTTGATATTATTCATCACAGGCTGATAGAGTGACTTTGCTTTTGCCAGATTTTCTTTCACCTCACGTGCCGACATACCTGCTGCGGCAGTGAGATATCGTGCGCCAACCCGGTGGGTAGGCTCTTCATTACACAACACAATGCACTTGGCACCTTGATGTGCAAACCCATTTGGTGCAGCGATCAGGCTGGCATGGAACGATGTCTTGCCAGTGTTGGGCCGCGCACCCACTTCGATAAGTTGACCAGCACTGACGCCTTCTACTTTACGCGCCACGCTTGGAATGTTGAAAGACCAACGCGCTTCCAGATCAGCCTTCGCCAAAAGTGTTTCGATAGTGATGTCATCCCATTCGATATTGAGGTTGGGAGTGAAGTCATCACCATAACGCTCAAGCAGATTGCGAAGTGTCTCCATCGTACCGCCTGTGCCACTCACCATGTCGAAGCCAATGTTGGCGATGTCCTCGCCCACTACCTTCTGAAACAGTTTAGACAACACCTCTTGTGCGATGTCGTTACCCATCGGCTCCTCACGCTTGAGTTGCGAGAACAGGCCATCAAAGCCTGACTTTTGAGCGGTGGTCATCGTTGGGTTGTCAGACAAGAACAAGGCTTGTATCTCATCCGGTGTGACACTGCGATTGTAGTGATCCATAGCTTTGTCAATCGCCTGTTTGATCTTACGATTGTCAGAGTTGAACAGCCGGTCAGGACACTTGGAACCACGATGGTCATCGTAGAAGCCTTTGTCCATTAGACTGCGTAGCATTGATACTTCCATTATCTTTCTCCTATGTCGGCTAGGTTATTCATGTCAGTTGGATTACGATACTTCAAATCATCTGTCAAGTATAGGACACGTACATTATCTACATGTCCTCTCAACTCTTTCGCCATCAGCAAAGTCTTACGCACTGCGTCAGGATCAAGTGCTATCACTGCTGTTGAGAACTGCGCGAGATACTTTTTGTGTGCATCTGACAATGATGTCCCAAGCACAGCAACCCCGACAAAGTTACCACCACCAACCACGGCGGCACTCACGCAGTCCTCAACAACCACTGCGACATTACCACAACCAAACGTATATGGCAAGCCACTCTTTCCATACCGACGCCACTTAGGCAAACGCTTACCAAGCGCACGTCCTGTAGCATCCACGATTTTACCATCGTGTTTGATGGGGAACACAACGCGGTGTTCACGCACATCATATAGCAGACCTAACTCCTCTGCGTCAAGCCCATACAATTCGCTGGCCCACTCAGCCACGTCGTAGTTGTATGGCACGAGATACTCAGGCACATCAAAGCTATCTTCTGCAAAGCGTTCAACATCAGATAGCTGCACACGAATATCATCGGCGGACATACGCACACGTGTGCCACCTTTGAGATCACAGGACATACGAAAACAATTCCATACAAGTGATCCCATGTTGTTGGTCACTGTGAATGTACGTTGACCACAGCTAGGACACTTAGTCCTCACTGTATTACCAACTGATACATTCATATCACTTACAATGTTATATATATTATCCATATAACTATCTCCTGTGCGGCAGTTAGGTGCTTTTACCATGTATTTTACGTGCTGTCAAGGCATTGTTTGCACTCTCGTACGTATTCTTCATATAAGGTTTGACTGACTGCGGGTTAGCGTGTCCTGTAACCGACATGATCTGTCCTATACCGACACCAGCTTCAACCATTTCAGTTGTGCCAGTACGACGCAGGTCAGATAGTCGCAGTTCACTTGACAAGCCAGCCTGATCCATCAACTTACGTGCATGGAGCGGCAACTTGTACTGGCTGTATGCTATGTACTCACCGCCGATAGGCTGTGGTCGTGGTGCAACCCACTGCTGAAAGCCAAAGTCCTCGTGCTGTTGTTGTAACATCTCAAGCAAGTCGTCGTCTATAGGCAAGAACACTTCTGCTCTACGCTTTGACTGCTCAATATGTACACGTGCCTTATCAAAGTGTATAGAATCCCATGTCAGGACGCGCATGTCACCGACACGCTGGCACCAAGCGTATGCCATGTGTGCGATCAGCCCAATGTTACGTGTGCTAAAATCGCTGTACGCTACGTCTAGCAGCTTGGTAATATCTGACCTACCCCAGACAGTCTTACGTGGCTGTGTGCTACGTCTGCGGACGATAGAGAATGGGTTTAGATTGCAATGCTCCATGCGCACCGCATAGTTATACAGGATGCGTGTAGCTGCCATCACGTGATTGGCAAATGGAATACCACGATCACACCACATATCGTAAGCCAGCTTGGCTTGCTTGGTGCTGATGTCAGCCAGTGCAACAGAACCAAGACGATGATTGTCTATCTCAGTGTCGAACATGACACGTTGAAAGTATTGATACTGCGTCTTAGTTTCCTGTCGTAAGTTTTTGAAATCATGGGAAGAGTAATACTCGTCCGCAAGTGTTTGTACAGATAACATACTACCTTCTCCTCATAGCCCAGAGTTGATATGCTGTATCATATAACTCGTCGTGCCACATTAAATCCTTCTTGAACTTCGCTGGTATAGTACAGTAACCATAGTGTGCGCCAGCAATCATACCAGCCACTGCACCTACAGTGTCACTGTCGTGACCACGATTGACTGCGGCAATAACGCAGTCCTCAAAGTTGTCAGTGGTCTGAAAGGCCCACATGGCAGCAGTGTATGTCTCGACAACATATCCACCAGACATGACCTCTTCACGAGGTATATCTATACTATGCCTATACTTCTTGTACTTGTCAAGAGGCCCACCATAATACAGTTCTTCTGCCAACATCGTGCCATATTGTACACACATTGGTGCCGCATGAGTCAGCAGTGTTTGTTGTGTTGCAAGTTGAGTAAGTTCTTGTCTATCCATAGCCATCAATACAGGAGCAGCAGTCCTCATCAACGCTCCATTACCAGAAGATTTCGGGTCGGCTGTTCCTTTGTATGGATCAGTCGGGTCTTTGATGTAGCGTTCTAATGCGCGAACAGTTGTCGTACCTATGTCAAAGCACTTGCCACGCGGGATGAACTCACCTTCCATATACCACGACACGAAGTTATCCATGATGTCGTTGGGATCAAAGGCTTTCTTGTCAAGCATTGATTTAGACATGGCAAGTGTCATGGCTGTATCGTCAGTCCACTCGCCAATGTCTACGTCGTGAAAGCCACCTTTGTGATACTTGGTGATGTAGTCTTCTGGTTCTCTGGCATCAAGGAACTCAAGAGGTGCGCCAAGCGCGTCACCTACGGCGAGTCCAATCATCATGCCTGTTGCTTGATCTATTGATTGCATAGCGCACCTCCTTTTGTTTAAGCTACGAAACGTGTGTCTACAAGTGAGCGGAACTGTGGTGTATTTACCCAACGTGCCGCATCGTACTCACGTCCCAGCATTGTCTTAGCGTGTGTGTCATTGCCAGTGTTCTTGATCGTAAAGCCATTGCGATCATCAGCATACGTTGCATAGTTTGTAAAGGCAGAGTATAGCGACCACAGATTTTGACCTCGTGTCGTTACCTCTTCACGATACAAAGCGAACATCTTCTCAGCTTGCTTGTCGTTCTTCATAATGCTTTCGAGCAAAGCCTTGACATCTACAGTAGCGAGTGAACTCTCAGCCCACCGTTGCATCTGTTCTGCTCTAGCATAGAAGTTGTTCTTTGATTTATGCAGCCTACGAATGAATGCTTCCATGTCAAAGCCACTGGTATTCTTACGCTTCACCTTGTCATGCTCACCAGAAATCTGACCATTGAGGCAGAAGAAATCAATCGCCCCAAAGATAGCCACGTTGGAACACGTGCCATTGACACCGTGTAGAGCGATGATGCGCTGTTGCACCTCAGTCTCGTGGCGTGTGGTCGTGATCTTGGCAGACACGTTAGGCAGACGAACATCCATGATGCCCATACCATTGTTGTACGCATCCTTCCAGCTAACCTCTGCGCCTTCTGTTTCATGGGGCTTGAGGTTCTCTGTCATGGCGGCACTCACTTTGCGGAAGAAGTCACCGTGGTTCTCGCACTTGAAGCCATCACCGACGATGCCAATGTACTCATCAGTGTTGCCATTGATGACATACTTCTGGCCTTCCATCTTTGTATCCTCATATTTCACAGGGAAATCAAGGTTCTCTGGTACATCCACGAAGGATGTGTTTGCAAAATCTAACGGCATGTATATCTCCTTTGTCCGTTAAGTGATGTCATGTTATATCAGGTTGGTGAGGCAATGTCAAGCCTAGAAATCCCATTGCTTGATCTCAACATCCCTGTCCACCAGCGCATTCTTTAACCCATGCCATGCGTCGTCCACTGCCCGTAGGTCATCATAATCTAGCGAACACAGTTCACTAACACGGCTGCGGATTGGCACCCATGCGTTTAGCATTTTAAGCATACTGTCACGCTGATGCTCACTCATGTTAGCCCATGTTTCTTTTGCTTGTAGGCTACGCTTTTCCCATTCATTCATAGTGTCGGTCATATCATTCTCCTTTCCAATCCTGCCGCATCCATTGCGGCATGTTACGTCCTCTGTTATATCTAGCGAACCGCATCTTGTCAACTACATAGAACGTGCGGTACGCAACGATGGGCCACGGCTCATCTGTCTTGCATTCGTCGTGTCCGCTGAAGCACTGCGGGTGTGCAGTCAACCCTGTGTATGGGCTAAGTGGGTCTTTCTGTGGAAACACCGGCTCATGCGTGGTGGGTATGAGAGGCGCGATAAAACGCAAACTCTTCAACGCTTTCCTGTGCTTACCTGCTCCATGTTCTCTGCCATAGCGAAATGTATATTCTTTCAGCATTGCATCATACAATGCAAAGGCAAAGGCAAAGTTGCCTGATGACTTCATTACCCACAGTGTGCAAGGATGCTTTTTGTGAACGGGTTTGTATAAGTTATATTTTTCTGCCCATCTAGGTTCAAGTTCCCATACTGCCGTACACATCATCTGTGCTTCTTCCAATGGCATCTTGACAATGTGCTGGTCACACAATGACTTAGCGATAGCATCGGGGTGGTGTTCAATCAAAAACCTATTCATCCCATAATCCTCCCTGCAATTCCAATGGCGACATGATATAACATCCAGCCCAAGAACCCCCATATACATGCGAACAAAAGCATCTCAATGCCGTCATGCGTGAGGTAGTAATGCTTGGCCTTTCGCCATAGCTTACTCATGCTCACCTCCATTGCCT